GGGATTATAGGTAGTTAAAAAAGGAGGAATTTATAAATATTTCTAGATTAATTCTGGTTTTTGTAGGAGAGTAAAAGATGCCACTTAATTTAGCATCTCCTGGAATTGTAGTAAAAGAAATTGATTTAACTGTAGGTAGAGTAACTCCATCTTCAGATAAAATTGGAGCAATTGTAGCACCTTTTGCAAAAGGTCCTGTAAATTATCCAATTTTAATAGAGAATGAAAACGATTTACTAAACAATTTTGGAGAACCATATCAAGATGATAAGCAATTTGAGCACTGGTTAGTTGCTTCATCTTATTTGGCATATGGAGGTTCTTTAAATGTAGTAAGAGCTGGTGGTGAAAAGCTTAAGAATGCACGTATTATTGGATTTAGTTCCGAAGCAGTTAGCGAAAATGTTGAAGTTACTATTAAAAGTGATGAAGATTATAATAATTTAGGATACAATGAAAATCCTCTTGCAAATGTTTTCATTGCTGCAAAAAATCCAGGATCTTGGGCAAATGGGATAAAAGTTGCAGTAATTGATTCAAAATCAGATCAAACAATTTCGATTGGACGTACTGATATTGGTCAAACTATACTTAATAACAGTATACTAAATGGAAGCCAATTCAATTCAAATCCAGTAACTATCGGATCTTCAGTATATCAAGAATATAGCAATGATATTCTTGCTGGAATCGGAATAACTACGAATTTGGGAACAGTAAGTCTCAGAGGAGTTGTTACTGAAATAATTGAACAGGGATCATCAAATCAAGATGTAGATATAGTAACTGTCAAAATAGATGCTATTGTTGACTCTGAAGGCAATTTATTAAGAAAAGTAGATTATTCTCCATATGGTGTATATAAATTTACAGAAGGAAAAAATATAAAATCTGGAATATCTTCAGCAGCAAAGTGGAATATTAGAAATGATTCTGATTGGTTTGATGATCAGACTATTGAAATTAATGATAACACTACTTTAAACTGGAATAGTTTAGCACCTAGACCCGGAACTTCAGAATTTGCATCTTCAAGAGGGACATCTAATGATGAGGTTCATGTAGTAGTAATAGATTCGAATGGAAGTATTACAGGAAATGCGGGAACAATTTTAGAAAAAAATCTAAATCTTTCTAAAGCTTCTGATGCAAAATTTTCAGTTGGTAGTGATTCTTACTGGAGAAAGTTTTTAGCAGATAATTCTTCATACATTTATGGTTTATCCGGACCCACTGGAATTACTAGTGATTTTGAAAATGTTTTAATAGATCCTACTGGTGATGTTGATAATGTTCAAAATTGGGATCAACCAACTAAAGATGGTTTAGCATTTGGTTGTTTTGGATCAAGAACATTAACTTTAGAAAATGGTAAAAATTATAATGGAGAAACTGGAATTAAAACATCTACTACTAATAGTGGACCATTTGAAACAGATTTGTCAGATTTAGTATCTGGATATGATTTATTCCAAAATACCGAAGAAATCAATGTAGATTTTCTGCTAATGGGATCTACTGCTTATAGTAAAGAATCTGCCCAAGCATTAGCAAATAAGTTAATTCAAGTTGCAGAACAAAGAAAAGATGCTATTGCATTCATTTCTCTACATAGAGGTGCATCTTTAACTGATACAAATGATAAAGTATCAGTTAAATCTTCAAGTGAAGATATTACTAATAATATTTTACAATTTTATTCTGCAATAACTTCTTCTACTTATGCAGTATTTGATACTGGACATAAGTATATGTTCGATAGATTTACAAATGGATTTAAATATGTCCCATTGAATGGAGACATTGCTGGAATTTGTGCAAGGAATGACATTAATAATTTCCCATGGTATTCACCAGCAGGAACAAATAGAGGTGCAATTTTAAATTCTGTAAAACTTGCATATAATCCAACAAAATCACAAAGAGATAGACTTTATACAAATAGAATTAATCCAGTAATCTTCTCGCCAGGATCTGGAATGGTTCTCTTTGGTGATAGAACTGGATATGCAAAAGCTTCTGCTTTCGATAGAATTAATGTTAGAAGATTGTTTATCTATCTAGAAGAAGCAATTGGAAGAGCTGCTAAAGATTCTCTCTTTGAATTTAATGATGAGTTAACAAGAACAAACTTTGTAAATACGGTTGAACCTTTCCTACGTGATGTCCAGGCTAAGAGAGGTATTTTTGATTATGTTGTCATTTGTGATGAAACCAACAATACTGCTGCAGTAATTGATAATAATGAATTTATTGCGGATATCTACATTAAACCTGCAAGATCAGTTAATTTTGTTGGTTTGAACTTTATTGCCACTAAGACTGGTGTTGATTTTGAAGAAGTAATCGGTAACTTTTAATTTAGAGGTTTAAAAAACAATGGCAACAAGAAATCAATTTAATCCACCACCACTAAGAAAAATTACGGACTTCAAATCAAGGTTAACCGGTGGTGGTGCAAGATCAAACCTTTTTGAAGTCGTATTATCTTTCCCAGGAATTGCACCAGCAAGTTCAGTAGTTCTCGATAAATCGAGATTCTTAGTAAAAGCTGCAAATCTTCCAGCTTCTAATATTGCTCCAATTGCTGTTCCTTTTAGAGGAAGAACTTTACAGGTTGCTGGTGACAGAACCTTTGATAGTTGGACAGTTACCATTATGAATGATACTGATTTTTCAATCAGATCTGCTTTTGAAAACTGGATGAATAAAATTAATAGAGTTTCAGATAGCACTGGAGAAACGGATCCATCTTCATATACTGCAGATGCATTTGTATATCAACTAGATCGTGATGGTTCTACTTTAAGAGCATATCACTTCTATGACATTTTCCCATCTCAAGTTGGTTCAATTGCTCTTGATTATGAGACCAGCACAATTCAACAATTTACAGTTGAATTCCAGATTCTCTGGTGGGAAGCTATTAAAGGAAACTCTTCTGCTGCTGGCGGAAGAAATATCAACTAAATATATAAGATAAGTTAAATTAAGTTTATAAAATGGCGAAACTTTTTGGTTTTTCGATTGAAGATAACAACAATAAGCCCAAC